ACCAACAAATAAAATGACATTAGAAATACTAGATTTAAATGAAAGATTGAAGGATGAAAACAACAATAAAACTAAAATAAATTTGGATGAAAAGGAACTCATCATAAAAAGATATCAGTTGGCGAAAAAAAAAGCAAAAGAAACAAAGGAAAATGCTATTTTAGCATATTTAGAATGGAAAAAAATAAGGGCTGATGCGAAAAAATTAATTGATTTAGACGAGAGCGATAGTGAAAGCGATAGTGAAAGTGAGAGCAATAGTGATGACGATAGTAATTACTCTTCATCAATATCCGGGGACGAGGTAGATAAGGGTTCCTGATATCATTTATTTTGAGACATAAAATTACCATTATATTAATATTTAACAAGGTCAATAATGAGTAAACTAATTTAGGAATAATTGATTTTGGGAAAAAATTTTTTATTCATTAAATTTATAGATGGATTTCTGCAAACTTTTAAAAAGCAATAGTGACTATGTCATTGGTATTCTTGCTTTAGCGCTTTTAGCATATGCCTTCTTGAATTATTCCAAGATAAAGCACAGTCCGTTAATGGGCGTCGACAAATCATTGAGCCCTGCATCATACCCGGATAATAAACCTAGCTCAGATGTACCTGGTGCTGGTACTGCAAAACACGCGGCATCTGTTTCCGACATGGGTTCCAGTGTCAACCAAATGATGCACCTCAAGAAAGACTCTGTCGATCCTAGAGAACTTTTACCCATGGACAACAACAACGAGTTTGCCAAATTGAACCCCAGCGGTTCGGGAAATCTTAGCGGTGTGAACATGCTTACTGCTGGCAACCACGCCTTCGATATGCTCTCTAGTACATCTTCCACTTTAAGAAACGCCAATCTTCAGTTGCGTTCTGAGCCCCCCAACCCACAAGGTAGTGTTGGACCGTGGAACCAAACCACTATTACTCCCGATACTTCGCGCCGACCTCTCGAAATCGGTGGCAGCAACTAAACTGTTTAGTAATCTTTCTTACATAAATATTTAACACTTGAGAATGTTCAAATATTTATTTATGATACGAAAATATTCCCTACTAATATTAAGAACAAAGTATGGTCAAATCCAATATGATTTTTTACGCTCTTGTATTTTTCATCGCCATTGTATCCCTGAAGATGTATTATGAGAGTGACGCTTTCAATTTAAAATGTATTATCTCACACGTAGACGGTAATAAATACTGCGTACGCGAAAGAAATAAAATTCAACTCGTCGCCGATCTATTAGCCGAGACAACTACAGACTTAAAAAAATTAGTAGCTCATATGGGTGAAAAATATCCTACACGCGAAAATGTAAAACGCCTTGTAAAAAACTTTAATCCGCAAAAAGTATCGGAAACTTTACCCACTAGTGAATTCACAGCTTATTCGGAAAACAAAGGCGAAAAACTAGCCTTTTGTACCACTACCGAAAAAACTGGTAATCGTCTAATTGACAAAAATACTCTTATGTTTGTTGCCCTACATGAACTGAGTCACGTAATGACAGTATCCATTGGACACAAAAAAGAATTTTGGGAAAACTTCAAATTTCTTATCGGCGAGGCCAAAGAAATCCAAATTTATAAACCCGTTGACTATAAAAAAAAGCCTCAAATGTATTGCGGTATGACCATTAAAGACAGTCCTTATTTCGATCTATAATTAACAGTATGATGTATTATTCCTGTACATATTTCTCAATCCAGTAAAATAGCGTCTGGTGTACATTCGACCCAAGTATATCTTGTTCCACAAAAGAATCTGGGATTTTAGGGAAAAAAGTATCACACTTAAAATCATGATTAATGTGTGTTTTGTATATTTCTTTCAATTCTGGCGAATCCATAAATAATTCGTATATCTGAGTCCCTCCAATTATCCACGTCTCATCATAGTCCTTCTCAATACAAAATTTTCTCACATCATTCGGAGTTAAAAAACTCTTTATTGTGTCATCTCCTCGTTCTTCATTCAAATAACAGGTTTTTGAAAGAACTAAATTATCACGCTGTAACAAATGTCTGCGAACTGATTTAGTAGCAGTACAAGTAGACAAAGATTCCCATGTATTTTTCCCCATAATTACCGCGTTATTTCCATTGCCTATCGTTTTCTCTTTAAAAAAAGACATATCGCTTGGTATATACCACGGCATTTTACCATTTAAACCTATTCCCCCATTCTTCGAAGTGGCAACAATCATTTTTAAATTTGGTATTTTGAGAAGTTTATTTAGGTTCATTTTTGATTAGTATATAAATAATATAATGTGAAATATTTATATATTAACCTCGATGGAATCAAATAATATATCGAGTTCCATTGAATCGTCTACTGATGACGGCTACCGAGTAACACAAATCTTTGATTTATTTTCAGACTCTTCAGAGTCCAACGAAAAACAAAATAAAGAAGAAAGTTTCATAATGAAAAATTTATACGGCGATGATACCATCTACCATATTAAACATAAAATTTGCGAATATCTGAAAAAAAACAAGGGTATCGAAGTCTTCCCTGCCATGATTTATCTTTTCGCTACCATACCACAGAGATTAAGCGCATCAGAAGTTTTCAAAAAGTTGAGGGGTGACGAAAATACACGTGTTTATAAAACCGACATTGATAATTTTCTTGTTAATATAGTCGGCAATGATAAAACACTCGATGATTACTACGAAGGAATTATAAGAAATGGTAAAGATGATGATACGAAGTTAGGGAAAGAAGGCGGAAAAGGAAAAAAGAAAGCAAAATACGATTTTGATGATTTCATATCTCTATTAAATGTCAATTGGGATTCAGAATTACCCATACGCACTAGTTTAAATAACATAAGTAATTTATATTATCCGATTTTGCCCGAAGGAATAACCAAAAACAGTTTGATCGAATACAATGAATCCATTAATCAACAAACACTAAACAATAAATGTCTCCTTGAATTTGGCTCACACAAAACAGAAGAAGAAATGCGTGAAAATCTCGAATTATATTTCATCGTGTCAGACGATTTCTTTTCCCCTACACAAGGAGAAACATTTAAAAACTTTCGTAGACTCTACCAAAAAAGTGAATTACTCAACATGTATTTCCCTAACATCGCCGAAAACAATTACGACGAATTTCTAAAAAAAAAAGACAAACACTATCAAAAATATGTTTCTGATAGAAAAAAAGGACTGGTCGAATACAATAAATGGATTCAAGAAATAAATTCACTACATCGAAAAATCGGAGGCGAAGATAAAATAGGAGATATCTTCACGGACGATATTATTTATAATGGTATCAAAAATATAGAATTCATTGTAAAACCCGAAACACTTATAAAATTCCCCATGGAAGAAATATTTAAAATTGTACACAGTGACGAAATATTACAAGTAAGTAAATTCAATGCCGGATATAATTTCGACAATATTTATCGTTTTTATACTAACGGTAATTTCTCTATAAACGGTGAAAAAATACCAGAAGTATTCAAAGACGAGGGTAATTTTGTCCGATTCCAACGTCTAATCAAAAGTATACAAAATAGAGATTCTGTTTGCTTTCTATTGAGAATATTCGATACTAACGATTTTCATAACCTTTATTGTGAAATAAATCCAAAGGGTGTCATAAGAATCCGCTTCGTGGGAAATGAAAACAAAGGAACCAAAATGAAAATTGAAGACATACAAAATCTGATTGATGAACATATTAAACCGAAAATTCTGACACCTATTAACAATTATCTTATGCAAAGTGGATTTAGTTTCATAAACGATATTAATTTATTAGATAAACGAAGTGGTTCGGGAAATCTCGAAATCTTAAACGTAGAAAAACATTATTTGGTAAAACTATCGAATGTCAGGGATATGAAGATATCAAAATTTAAAAATATTTTGGGTAAGGATTTCGGAAGCAAGGACAGCGACACCTTTTCGAATTTATTATATAAAAGAGTTTCAAATTTCCAAGAAATGAATGAAAACAACAAATTCCTGTTAAATCTTAACGAACAGGATTTTTCAGACGAACAAATTTATCAAGAAATGATGGAAAATATAAAGGGTGTCAAAACCGTCATGGATGCAGCCAAAATGTACAACGCGTGGAAAATAGAAAGAGAGATTGAAACTGATTTTTATTCGTCTCGGCGAAAAAGAGTCATTGATAATCCAGGTATTTATATAAGTTTCAAACCTCGAAAATATTACAATGAAAAAAAACTATTAAAAAATGGTCACACAATGATAGTTTCTAACATTAAAAACCTCAAAATTTTAGAACATATGGAAAAATATTTATTTTCGATGCTTTTCACTGTCAAATTTAAAGATGATGAACGTGTTAAAAAATTCCATAAAAACATAAAGAATTTGTCTTTCGATGAGAAAATATTGAAAAATGAAGAAATTAATATTAATCAACTTACTTTGGCAAAGATTAGAGAAGATGAGGTTGAAGATATGGGAGAAGATGATGAGGTTGATGATGAGGTTGATGATGAGGTTGATGTGGGAGAAATAGAACAAAAAGAAGATGGAGAAATAGAACAAAAAGAAGATGGCGAAATAGAACAAAAAGAAGAAGAAAAAATAGAAAGTGATGATAGTCAAGACGAATCTGACATTGATTTATCTGACTTCGACATTGATAGTATGGATGAGAGTATGGATGAGAGTAGTGAGGAAGAAGAGAATGATTCGAGTGATGGTGAGATACAGGGTGGTGCCAAAGACGATGCTTATAAAAAAAAGAGACGTACTATATTTTCAGAAGGGATTACACATAATAAAAGCAAAAAAGATGATTATTTGGGATATTATCAATCTAGTACCATAAGAAATAGATATCAGAAAAAAAAATCAAAGATGAAAAAACCCACCAGAGCTGATAAAACCAAAAAATCAATGATTAATAACAGTCCCGAAGAAACCAAAAACAAATTCCAATTATATTCGACACAGTGTCCAGGTAGTCAAAATCGACAACCAATTATAATAAATCAGGCGGAAAAGGACGAAATCGATGAAAAAGATCGTAGAAATAAATATCGTTCTTATACTACATCCATAAAACAGAAAGACCATCATTTTATTTGTCCTCGATTTTGGTGCTTTGATGAACAAGATGAATATTATAAAAAGAGTCTTACTATATCGGAAATTAATGACGGGAAATGTGGTGGATGGGAATCTGTGTGGAGACCCGGCGAAAATGGAAATGCTTATGTAGATAAAAAAAATAAAAAAGAAAAAAGTAAGAGCGGTGATAAAGGAAAAGATAAGGGTGCGGTGTTCAATCCGAAAATCATTGAATATACAGATAAAGAAAACTATAAATATCACAAAGCCGATTTAAATAATCCTTTCATACATAAATCCTTAAACCCAGATTTTTTAAATCCTGCAAATAACCAAAATAAATGTCTAGCCTGCTGTTATCAAAGACCAAGTCCTTTAAAACTAACTGATGAACAAAAATCCAAAGCCAAATTAGACAATTTTAAGAAAAAAAATGAATTTAATAAAGACGTAAAGTGGGGCGAAGATGATGAGGGAAGACGTTACATTACCAATCTAGATGAAATATTAAGTCATGACAAGGACCGTAACATGATGAAAGACGGTACCGTTAATCACAAAGCATGTGATGCTACGGGGCGCGATATTGGACCAGAAGAAATTAGGGAAATAAGGCGTAAAAATGCGAAGGAAAGTCGAAAGGCCGTCACAAAAACAATTGGTAAAGTTAAATTTTACGACACTAATTTCCCTCTCAAACGAGGTGACCACGATATGATGCCTCTTACTATGCAGCATTTTTTCAAATACAATGGTAATAAAATGTGTTTGGATAGCAAAAGCGGTAATATTAAAAATGACCGATATTGTTTATTTCGCAAGGGTCTTCGCGTAAATAAAAATCAATCCATCTTAGAAATTCTGGCATTCGTATACAAAAGGATAAAGAATACAGAAAATGAAGAAACAAACGTAGAGCCATTAGATACTACGATTGAGGAAAACAATAAGTATATGACACTTGAACATCTTAAAAAAATATTAGTGTCTCATCTCAATCTGGATAATTTTATTCGATTAAACGGTGGAGATTTGGTAAATCTATTTCATGACGAAAAGTTTGCCGAAATAGATTTAACTGAAGAACAGCGTAAATTAAACGCGAATCCGGATAATTACAAAAGAATATTGACCAGTGATTTATACGAAAAATTACTCCAAAACCCTGATGAAAAACACTTCCGCCTTTATTTTCTGAAAGTATATTCCGCCTTTCTCAATTACATAAAATATTTGTTATCGAGGGAATATATCAACCACGAATATGTCTGGGATTTGATTTGTATGCCGCGAATTGACCGCTCGGACAAACCCGAACTACCTTTGGGTGGGTTATTTAGACACGGCATAAATCTTCTGATATTCTTAAACCCTAAAGACAGTTATACTGAAAAATTACAAGTTGTATGTCCGCCTCAACACTATGGGGGTAGATTTTACAATTCTCGCAAAAAAACTCTTCTCTTATACAGCGAGAACAATATATACGAAGGAATATTCCGAATGAAATTCAGTAAAGGCAATCGTGTATCAATGTTCCCTCTTATTTTCAAAGACCGGGAAAAAGAAGGCAAGAAATTCATGGTGGAAACCGAAGACCGCAATATGAAAGAAATGATTAATGTGTTTATCAATATCATGAAAAGGGTATTTAGTCTTTCGAAATGCAAAAGCAAATTCAATTCCCGTATATCCCGTGGTGACACTCTCGAAATTTTAATTAGAAAACTCGACCATTTTAATGTTAAAAATTATGAGATTATAGATCAGATAGTGAATTATTATGCAAAAGTTATCGCATTGCGTATTAAATTTGCAGAAGAAGAAGGCATGCTTTATTTGCCTGTAGTTCCATCTTCAATAAATAATGAAATAAAAATCACTTATTTACATGAAATCGATGTTCAAACTGAAGGAATGACGTATGAAAAAACCTATGAACACTTGCGACTCATTTCATCAAAGAAAAGTAAAAAATTGAAACGTATACCATGTCTCCCTTACAAAAATCTACTATCAGACGGTGTTTTAGTTGGTCTAATCACAGAAACAAATCAAGTTATCCCAGTAATACCCGATAATAATCCTTCGCTCATTTTACAGGGCTCGAAATTATTAAAAGACGAAAGTTATAGCGAATATCGCGACGAACAAGGTAATTTAGTGTCAATTAACGAGATTGACCGTATTTTGGGCACACAAAGAATGGGCGATATTGAGCGTATAAAACAAAGTTTCAAAATAATGATTGAGACACGGATGTATGAAATTTTCCGCAATACCTTCCGCATTTTATTACATAATAAAAGCGAAAATAATTATGAGAATATTAAAATTATGAAAAGAACGATGAAAGACAATACTAAAACATATTGGGAAAAAATGACAATAATTATTACGACGTTAGTGGAAATATTGGGTAAACACGTAGTATTTTTTGATTACAGCGATGAATTTATCAATAATATAAAAAATCTAAACAATTTCAAAAATTGTTTACAAATAAAAGATGATAATGTAAAATGCGATAAGAGCAGTAATTGTGCTTTTATTTCAGTACAGGGCAAAGAAGATGGTTCTGAAAATTCTGGAACATGTCATTTATTAATACCGAGTAAGAATTTAATAAATCAGCAAAATAATCAAATCATTTATTTTGGCAAATTGGCCGACCAAATATTGAGAAATAGAAATATACAAAAATATTTATTCAATCGTAATTATATTATTTCTTTGAAAAATACCAAATACGAAATTAACGAAGATGAGAGAATTATGTATGGGCAAAACATTGAAATAGTTACTAATGTACAAACCGACGGAAATCCAGACGCTGCTAAGTTACAAAACCGCAATAAAAAAATAAAACAATATTTCAAAGATATGGAAAAAGTGTCTACAAATGTTTACATGAATAAAAATTTGAATATAAAAGACGTACAAAAATTCGATTATAAAAGATTTTATGAATAATATGTTTATTATATAGTTATGAAAATAAATAACATAGTCATAAAAATTAATATTGTGTATTTTTAATCGCATCATTGCAAAATATATTTTGTGTTATGTCACATATATTATAGCCATTGGTCATCAATAAATACAATGCTATAGTCTTAAACACTATTGCGAAAAAAAATATACGATTTAGTATTGTAGACATATGAAGGTCTTTCTTTTTTTCGGAGTGATATACCATTCCACCGACGAATAAAATAAAAAACAACATTATCACGAGTAAATAATATCCCAACCAAATCATTATATATTGTAATTATATTGTAATAATATTGTAATTATATTTTAAAAATTTAATTACAAATCGTCGTCTTCGGTACTCAAATAATCCTCCATTGATACATCGCTAATAGTTTCTTCTTCTTCCGAATCAGCCGTTTTTTCCTCTAATTCGATAATATCTTCATCATTTTCTTTAGTTTCCAAATATTCATCCTCTTCTTCTTCTTCTTCTTCCTCTTCTCCTTCTTCCTCTTCTCCTTCTTCCTCTTCTTCTCCTTGTAAGTTGCTCATTGAATTTGAATGTTCTTCCAACTGAACCAAAACATTATTAAAGTGTTGTCTCCAGTAGAATATATTAGTTGGACCAATTAGAGCAGAACGATGGAGTCTAA